CAGTTCACCATCTGTAAGCACCGCCCCGGTCTGTTGACCAAAAGCAAGTTGAACAACATCACGGGCAAGATAAATAGCCCCCAGTGTTCCTATATCTCCATAGACCAAAAGATTATCAGAGGAAGCTGTAATATCAAGTCTTCCAACCCCCTTTGTGTTGAATATACCAGTATCCTTATTTGAAGTATCCCTGGTAGCCATCCTCATGTCTATTGAATGGGAAGTTGCATGAGCAATTCTCGCTCCATCAATAAAGACATAAAGATCAGTTCCATTAATTACTGTGTTCATTTTTTTTAATATTTATCAATCGTTACACTAAAATTTAATTTCTGACCAAACATATTATCAAGCCATTCAACTTCATCCATCCCCGTCAGTTGAATACGCTGAGTGCCCGAAATGCGCTGTAATTCCAAAGCAGCCCGTATCTCAACTATTATAGCCTGAAGCTCTGCATAATCACCAGCAACAGCCGCAACACTGAAATTACATTCATCTCCCGCCCAACCATCCTTCTGATATTCTACATCTGAAATAGAGTGGTTATAGACAATGAATGGTAGTTGGGTATCCTCATTAACCACAACAGGATAGATATTCAACGCTGGCACTAACGTTACACTGGTCGTCAAAAAATCATTTATGATAGTCCCTATTGTCATTTCTTCCTGCGCCTTCTCTTACGGGGCGTTTTAATCGGTTCTAATATCCCAGCCGGAATAGATAAGTCCGGTTCTTCTGGAGTAAGCAAATCAGAATCATCTATCGAATCCAGAGTTATAGTAGATGGTTCTGGCTCCGGTTCTAATTCCGTTGGCGGTTCTGGTAATGGTTCTGGTAATAGTTCGGGCTCTTCGGCTGCCTTTGCAATAGCCTTGAGTATCACCTTCCGCATCTCAGCCTCATCTTTGACTTTTTTGATAACAGAAAATTTCATGTCATCATGTCCAAATTTGCTAAAGTGTTTCTGTAATCCGAATCTCGGATGATTGCCCTGTTTAAGTAATTTTAATTGCTCACCCCAGTCCTGCTGGGAATCTTCACAACCAGCAATAAAAACCATTTCGCCGGTCTCTTTTGAATCAACTCGATAAACTTCTTTCATATCATTATATTTTGGTATAACCCCATATTGCTGCTCCGGTAAATGTTACTTTCTTGATCGTATGCCCTTCTCCAGCAGATAATAAACGCTCTGAGGTGAATGTAAAACCCCCAAGATTCTTAGCCGCCAAAAGATCGGTAGCTGATTCATTTTCCAACACTGTCAATACCGCATCTTTTTCAACGATTATTATATCGTATGCTCCGGTTGTCACAGGAGAAACAAGAAGTACACCCCCATCGCTTCCTCCTGTCATTAAATTAAAATATTCGTTATCTCTCATAATCTTATGTTATTTCAACATAATGTAAACTTATCGTGACCGTTTCTGACCCACCGGCTGAATTGGCACATTTAGCAGATATTTTGGAGTTTGCTGCAATTATTTCGGTAGAGACAACCACATCACCAGCCTCCGGGAAATCTGCATTTTTCGATGTACGAAAACGCCCTATCTCCACATCTGCATCTGCCCCACTATAAAGCACAACCTCATAAATATCTGTTTCTGATACGTCTTCTATCTTTACCAGATAAATCAGGAATGGATTTGTTATTGTATCGACAGGGATAACCTCCGTTGCCACTCCCAGCGTCCATCCTCCGGCTGCACCTTGAACGACAACCCCACCAGCCATCGTAGGATAAACTTTTGAGGGATTGTTAAGCCGTGATTCTACCAGCCTTAACATAGATACCAGTGAATCACCGGCAAGAGTATCGGTCTTATTACCGACCACATCGCTCATCTGTAAATTTGCAGCCGAATTCGCTGTCGGTAACATTTCGGCCAGTGCCGCTCTTAATGTTGAAGTTGCCATATCATTGTATTATTAAATTTCCTCCGTCATCTGTTATAAAATTCCCTGCGTCATCAGTTATCAATGCCCCAATATCATCAGTTATAATCCTCAATTCTTCGTTGCATTTTTCAATCGTCAGCCGGAAACTATCGTAACGACCTATCATTTCTAAGTATGTTATTTCCCATAAGTCGTTTGTCTCATCAATCTGTATCTTCATCGTCTCCGTAATCAAAGGCCGGTAACGAACAATCAACTCAACGCTTTTACTATAAAACTTTTCCTCGTTTGATAACGTCTTACTTCCCCCGGTATATCTTATCTCCCCTCTGGTTGTTATTGTAGGGTTTGCATAATCCCAGGTATCAACGCTTGCACCATAGCCGTCACGAACTATAACTTTCGCAAAAAACCTGACCCTATGATACATTCCGCCGGCTCTCATCTTATCGTCCAGTTTTTACAGGTTGCAATCAATAAATCAAAGCCACATGGTATTTTAGTCGCCCCCACACCAACAATAACCGCTTCACGGATCATGTAAAAATGTCCAATCATAAGTTTCATTGCCCATTTCAAGCGTTCCGGTATTGGCGTAGGAATATCCAGATAGACTTCATAAGTCAAATCGGATGCGGTACCAGTAAAGGCCACGGAGACAGTAAGAACGGTATCACTTGTTATTGTTGCAATAGTCCTGACAGTCTGATCCTCTACCTTTATCCTGTACCCTATCTCGAAATCAGTAAAATTGCTATCCGTACCCGTCAGGGTAGTTGTGCCAACAACAGCCACCGTCCCTTCACCATCCGCCTTGCCTTCAATCTCTGCAAGTACCAGTTCCTCGACCATATCACAAAGACCTTGTATATAAACATCGTCATCCGTAAAATCTACTCTTAAATGAGCCTTTGCCTCGGCCAGTGTTACATAAACACTCATTATACTACATTATTAGTCACTGCAATAACACAAGTATCTCCTTTAGCGACAGGGTTAAATGTTAAGTCAAATCCGGCACCAGCCCCATAGGCCACAGTAACGACAACCGTTAATGTTCCGGTAGCGTAATCCAATGCAATCGAATCAATCGTTTTACCCGCTAAGCTAAATTCGGTCTTAACATTCCTACTAAAAGCCTTTACACCTGTCGCTGGTGCAAAAGTCAGAACCACATCGGTATCTGCTGCATCCTCAACAGTCGCTGAAACAAGATGTTTAGCTAAAAAACCCGTCCAATCAAATAAAAATCTCTTTGCCATATCATTAAAATTAAGGGAAGGGGCAAATTGCCCCTGCCCTGATTATTTACACAATCGAAAGAGCTGAAAAACTCTTAGCGTATTCGTCCAGAGTAGCACCAGCTCCGGTAAGTCCTCTCAGTCCTTTTGCATCGAAGTAGCAGTTAATAACTATAACGACCTGGTTAGTCTTTGCAGCAGTGTAGGGATCGACTGTTATGTCATACCCGCCCCACTGAGCTATGCAAAGGTCTTTCCAGTTGCCAAATGCGACCATATTACCAGACCCTGCAGCACCATAAGTGCTTACAATGCTGTTAGTGACCAGCAAAGGATAACCATTGATTTTATTCTCTTCACTGCAAAGGAAAGCACCAGTGTCATTAGCAACACCTTTATCAATACCTTTCAAAAGTCCACGACCTATTGAATTGGTAATATAAGCCAGGTTGCCATCCAGTGCATTAGCTGTATCAACAGTGGTTTCAAGACCGATCAATGCAGCGTTTGTTATTGTTGCTCCGGTAAGTTCGGCGACCCCGCCACCATTGGCCACGTTCAGTTTGTAACCTATTCCCGAAGGATAAGAAGCAGCTACCGTTGCAACACCCAGAATTGTATATTCCAGCTTACGAGCCACAGCATTAGCGATATTATCCAGAAGCAGACGTTCTGCACCAACGCCATCCTGGGCAAGAAATGTCTTTGAAACATTAACGTACCCTGTCAGACGCTTGGGAGAAAAAGATACCTCACTGGTAGCACCACCACCATCGGCAGCAGCCTCAACTTCTGTCTTCCAGGCCACTGCTGTTCCGGCATACGATGGAATAGAAACATCACCAACCAATCCGGTCATAAATGTTGCACCAGCTCTTGAAAATACGAGCTTATCAACAAGCGGGGGAAGAATTACCTTTTTGTCTTCTGCAACAATTTCCTGCCCCTGAGTAGCTGTTCCGGCCAAAATATCTGCCCTTTTCTCCATTTTACCATAGTTAGGTATGACAATATCACCTCTGGAGGTCTGTCCGGCCGTCCTGAATTGGTCTCTACCTAAAATTGTCATATCAACAGCAGCTGGAGGTAGGGGCTTGTTGTCCATCTTAGCCCTTATGGCTTTGATAAGTGAAAATGTCTCAACTTCCGGCGGTTTGAGATAAGGACCAAAATAACGATCCTGCCCACTAACCTTGCGGCTCTCTGTCTCAATCTGAAAGTCCCATTCCTTGATCTTCTGGTTATTCACCCTCACAATATCTTCTTCATCTTTGGTCATTGAACGCTTCTCAGCATCTTTGAGCTGATAAATCTTATCATTTTCCTCAAGTGCTGAAGCCTTCAAATCCTGTAATTCTTTAATAGTCATTGAATTAAATTTTAAATTGTTATTATTATTTCGTTGCTCAATAACTGGTTTCTCGACTTTCGGTTCCGGCTCAGTCCGTTCAACTATAGGCTCTATAATAGGTTCTTCTATTACAGGCTTAGTATCCTGTTCCCTAACCTCAACCACTGATTCCGTCTCCGGTTCTTTGAGCGTTTCTAAATTATTTTCTATTTTTATTCCCAAATCTTCTTTTTTAAGTTCGTCCAAACTCCTGACTGCTACGTCAGTATTTTCATACGCTTCTCTGTAAACAGCCGAAACATCATAAATTTTATCGAATTTTAATACTGTCCGCAGATATGTACCGTCTGCCCTCTTTTCCCATTTATCTCCATGTGGAGCAACTGAAAAAGCAAAACTGGAAGTGGTAATATCTCCTCGATTGATTCCTTCTATAACTTCATCACCAAGATTTGTATTTGGTGATTCAAAATCATATTTTAACCCTTTATCATCAACCTCCAACTTAAGAGTACCCTTCCCGTTTTTGGAACGTGCCAAAACACCACGATCAATTGAATGATTGAGAAGTGCCAAAACATCTGATGAATTTAAAACCCCATCAATGGCTTCGGGTAAAATTATTTCCCGAAATCCACCCAAATCCCGTGATTCGCTATTAAACACGACAGCATGACCAATTATGTTTCTTCCCTTATTCCCTGAAATCCTAATTTCAGCCTTTAGGGGGTCTATGATTCTAATCTCAATATTTTTATCTTTTGCCATTATGCTATTTTTTTAAATTTTCTATTTATCCAAGCAATTCTCATCTTGCGTTTTGCTTCTTCTGAATTTGGAATACCTTTATTCCATGCGGGTTTCCCTTTTTTATTTTCACTATGTTTTTTTCTTGTTTGTTCAGATATAATCCTTTTTTTAAGTATTTCACTTGCTTTTATATGAGCTTCAGGATTAGACCACCGTTTTATTTGAACTTCTCTAAGTTTTTTCTTCGTTTCATTGGAAAGCTTCCTGCCCTTTGCATTTGGCGGTATTATACCATTAACCTTATTATAATGACTCATTTTCTTCTTAGCTTCTTCTGTATGCCTGTATCCCCTGGGACTACCAGCATATATATAAATATTAAAATATGGATTCAATGAATCTAAAAAATCCTGCTCTGCCTTTAATATTTTATCTTCTGGCAATTCTATTATAATTGAAAAAATCAAGTCAGCCTTCCCATATTTATCATAATGTCTTTGTAATTTTAAAGAATGATGTCTCTTCGCTTTTAATTGCCATAAATGTTCACTCCATCGATGTGATATATCAATAGCCGACCCAACATATACTCTCTCTGGATTAACAATAGATTGAATTTTATATACCCCACTAATCGGCATCATTATTTACTTTTAAGTTCTTATTTCTTATTCCCAAACATTTCCCATCAGCATCAAGATGAACATCCATACATCCACATTGGTAAATTCCCGGAACCGGACTGACATTGAAATAGCAGTCGTTATTATCGCAGGTAAGGCCAACTTTTCTGAGTTTACATCCGTCTGGAGTCCATTGCTTACATTCTTTAGCGATACATAAATACCTGCCATTACATTTCTTCCAGGTTGTTTTACTCATCTCTTCTTTATTTCAGTTATAATCTGCATGTGCTTTTCTCCGGATTCGTCGAACTCTTCTTCGGAATCGGTATATAAATCAGTGATAATAAACTTGTTATCTATTAATAAATTAACAAATTCATCAATAGAAATAAATTCCGTCTTTGTCCCATTGATTCTCTGGACATTCGAGTAAACGAAAATCATTCCTATCCCTCCGGATTTTAAAACCCGATAAATTTCAGGAATGCTTTTATTCATTTTAGTCGAATGCAATACGCTCAGAGAAAAAACAGCATCAAAAGTAGAATCCTCGAATGTTAGGGATTCTGCGTTGCCTTCCATAAAATTTACTGAAACTCCAACTCGCTCTGCATTTCTTCTGGCTAATTGTATTGCTTCCGGAACTATATCTATGGCGGTGACATCTATGCCAGCTACAGAAAATAAAATCGAATCTTTACCGTTGCCACAACCTATTTCAAGGATATTCTTTTTATTTTCTTTGACTAATTTTTCGGCAAAACATTGAGCCAACTTGGAAGGTTGCAAATCTTCTGCCCAATGTGCACCGCCTTGTTCATATATTTGCCTCCAATTAACATTATCACGCCTGAATTTGGGAATTTCATAATCAGATATCCCATGATCACGATACCACTTATCACTCCGTGCGATATCTTCATTATCAGGATTTATGATGAAATCCAAAGGCACACGATTTATATTTGAATACCTGACGTTCATCTCCGGCAGTCCCGTTCGTTCCTCACCCATCATTTCAAGATAGTCGTCGCCTGTTATAATACCGTCAGCAAACATCCGGCTGATCCACTCCGCTTTTTTGGCCTTATCTTCCTGCAGGGTCTCGATATCGCTGAAATCAGGCTTTATCTGGAAATCCCCGTAAGCCCTGATGATCCTGTTAATACCGGCGCAGAACTGCGACACATCGGGGATAAGCCTATTGGTATAAATTGCCTTCGAAGCCTCAATCATGTTATTATAAATACTGGCATTGGGATCATTGAAGAGTTGCGACGGGACCTGTAGGATATTAGCAAATATCCTCCGACCGTGTTCAGACATTGAAATAACATCCAGTTCTTTCAGATTTTCATATCCTATCTTGGTAAAGCTCATTTTACCCAATGAGAAGATCGGTATTGCCATGTTATTCACACCCTGGTATTTGGTCCGGTAACGCTCCCTGAATTTCGATTCCTGTTCTGCCGTTGTAGTTGCATTATCACCTTCGACCGGTTCTTTGGATAATATCCCGGGAGGATGACCATAAGCGTACATCTTTGCCGTTATCTCATAGCCTTTAT